TGCTGAGGCACCCAAAATCCTGTTCTTGTTTCCACTTGTCTAGACGCGGTATCTGTATAACGTACTTACAGACCATATCACAGACGTATGGACTCCAAATATAATTTAACTTTGGAGAATCAGAAAATAGCCACCTATTACTAGGAGACATTACAGCTTTGGGGTGAGGATAAACAAAACGTAAATCCTCGTACTCTATCGGGCCCTCGCTTATCCCTGGGTGGTGTGTAGTTGTCCTAGAGAATACATATTGTAAAGCTCTAGTATACCTAGTGACACCAGAATCAGGAGCGTAAGAGCGCCGACTAGCGATAAAAAGTTGATTGTAAACATTTGCGAGTGATTGCGGGTTTTCAAGTGATAAGTCCTTAATTTTACAGGGCGTCACATCGAAACCGTTGAAATAGTCTCCGCCGCAGGACTCCCGAAAGGGGCCTGAACGAAACGACTTTTCTTCATTCACAATATGACCGCAGATGTTTAAGGCCCCGGTACAGACATCATAGTGCTCTTTCGGAATGATAATATCATCCCCGTAAACACTAACGATGTCGTTCGGCTGGTAATCACCAACCGACATGTCTATTGCTGATTTGCAAACAGCATAGAATAACAGGGTCTCGAGTTCGAAAGTAAAACCGTTGCCCATAGTTGAAAACTTATGGAACGAACAGGTTTTACCCTTACCTTTCTTATCATAGATCGTATAATTTTTAGATCTACAACTATCAAGGAGGTGAAACCACGAAAAACTCACGTGGTTCATAACGAACATAGTACTCCAAAGATCCGACGCCGATGACATATCAATAGTAGCCCAGGAGTCACAAAGTGAGCCGAGGCGTGCTAACGATTTGTTACGGGACTGATCCGAGAGGTCTATACGCAGAACGGATTTCATCCGTTGCTTTATATAGGCCCCAATCAGTTTTTGAACAAGCATATTCAGGCTTGGTTCATAACAGATTGTACGGGCTTCACCAACACGTTTTGCAACGTAAGTTAGGACACTGCTCGAACAAATGACAGGATCACATGGGCGGAAACCCTCCCATATGGTTTTTATCCAGTCAAATAGCCAGAGGCAATCGCGCGTGATAGTACCTTGAGTCTTTTCGATCAAGCTACCAGTGCCACGCGAAGTTCTACCGACGCTTGTACCCGGCCCGAACTCGGGCTCTAAGGAGCATCTGAAACCGACAGGAAGTTCACGGCTCAAGGAATTCAACCCTTGGTAACCTAAAACTTCTTCGGGAACACTGCTTGATTCTACCCAG